AGTATGCCTAGCCTTGAAACGCTCAAGCACTTCATCTCTATTCGCCTGATACCTAGCCTTGCACCGCGCTCTCTCGCACTCTTTGCACCTGTACGAATAGCCGCCGCCCCTGTTACTTAATGGCGCTCTAGGAAACTCAGTCTTGCGCTTCGTTTCGTTACACTTGGAGCAGACCCTAACCCCTAGGGGGGAGAAATCTGCGCCGGGGGATGAGTCTTGTGATAGCAGATTCATCACTAAAACGGAATATCGCCGTCATCACGATCCGGCCCATGATCCCTATCTGTTGGCCGGTATTCCTCTTTAACCTTGAATGAAAGGCTGATAAACCTTCCCTTCTGTCCCTCCTTCAGCCATCCAGCAACCTCAACCAAATCACCGAACACGTTAGCCTCTCCGCGATAGTCAGGCTGCTTGCTACCCTCTTCTTTCTTGTCGTTCTTAAACAACACGCCGCTGTTTTCTCTCTGCTCAAATTTAGCCATGCTTAACCACTCTCCAATACGTTGTTATTTTCTCAGCACTCTCAACTTCGGCGCATTCCACCTCGTCATCCCACCACTGAGAATCGTATTCGTAATCAGTGAATGGGCTGCCTGATCTTGTGGAAACCAGTCTGTAGAACTTGCCGCCGTGTGAAAAGATAATATCCCTATGCTGGTACTTGCAATCCACGCTCCAATCACCATCAGACACAATCTCAAACCCTTCCGGCGCTTCGCCATCTTCCAGCTCAAGCAAATCGTCCTTCTTAAACTTTGCCATTTATCCCCCTATAACCAATCGCTGTTATGCTTGCTCTTTGCGCTAATTACAGCCGCGCAAGTCTCTCCGCTTGCTTGCTTAGTAGCCACACTCTGCGCCGGTTTCTTTGCTGGCTCATCACCACCGCTTGTCGAATCGAGTATGTCATTCTCTACAATCTCCATTGCGGTTCCCCATAGATAACGCCGCTGGTACGTTTCCACTGCGCCCACGTTCTGCACGTTGTGGCAAGCGGTTAGCTGTGCGCTACCCATCGGGGAGTTGATGCAAATACTGCTTGATATGTCATCCGTGTCAACAATGGTTAGAGTCGCGTCATCAGCAGTAAACGACACCACGCCACACATCCCCAAGTCATAGAATATCTGCTGAATGGATGGGAGAAAGTCGCCTAACTCAAAGTAGTAATACTTAGAGTAAGTGTTGTAACCTGTTTTCTTCAGGCTCAACTTATGGAACCTTACACGCGCCTCTTGCAGCTTCTTATATACGCTCATCAGCCATCTCCAAAACGTTTGCGACGGTTTAACTGCGCCTTGCTGCGCTTGATGCGATCCCCCGCCCTCTTCCACGCTTCGAATACGCCAAGTCCCGATTTCATCATGTTATAAGCCAGCAGCAGTCTATTATGCTCAACCCCTTTGCGCGCCAATTAATGTCTCCTTTATCAACGTTACAAACATAAGTGTATCACATACTGACATATTTGTCAACCTATTAACTTACGCTTCCTCAACCCTCGCCCCACGATCCGCTGTGCGTTGACTAACGCTGACTGACGCCAATGAACAAGCTCACAGAGATACTTGCCTGCTATCGCCTTACGCTCACGCCATCCCATGTTGTGCATAAGTTGATCGACAGCTACAGCGTATGTCAGACTATGTTGCAACTCGGGGTCGTTTACATCCCAACCGTGATAAACCCATGATGCCCAATTCCGCAATGCTCCGTTAACAGTCATAGGCTGTGCCACCACATTAAACCCGTCATAACTGCACAAGCGAACGCCACGCCACTCCCGAAAGCCAAGCCAAGCATCAGCATTAGAGTTTCTGTTTCCAATCAACCTCCTACGCAAGCCATAAAAGCGATAATGTACGCAAGACCTAAGCCCATAATGAATCCCGCCGTGAAGTCGTTATTCACGGTTAAGCCCAAGGCCTGACGCGTAATTCTCCAGCTCCAGCTCTCTATCAATGCATATATCAATGAACTCCGGCCTAGAGTCGCCAACATATTCGCCCTTATCTTCATCCACACAAACCAGAAAGTTATCAACAAACTGTTTTGAGTTCTCCCGAAACCACCTATACCGAGCCGCATCAATCATTAACTGCTTCAACGTTGTCACTTCGCTCACGCCATCACCCCCGCTACGATTAGCAAACAGTCAAGTATTTCTATCGTCATTTCTTGCCCTTTTTCTTAGGAGTTAACCGCCAATAAGTACACCTGATACCGTGCTTTTCGCCCAACCCGCAACGCCACTCTGCGCCGCGCTTCCATTCGTGAATGCAGCCTGAGCAGGTCATGAGTATTTCTTTCTCAGGAACTCCAGAGAAACCGGCATGGGGTAAAAGAAACCGTCCTTTACTTCGTGGTTTAACCAGATTTGTCTGTGTTGAATGTTCCCTTGCGGCCCCAAGTATTTCTCGTCATGCTGGTAATAAATCCCTGAAAACAATCCGATCAACGGAACTCCATCGGCACGTCTTTCTGTCATGGATATTTGGGTTTTCTGGTTATGCCCAACAACACACGACATATGCTTTTTCTTCACCAGAGCATCAGCAGAGCATATAGCGTTACCCTTTTCCCCCGAAGTCTGATAGTGACAGTATGAAACCCCATCTATCGTAATCGGCTGAAGGAACGGGATTACTTCCCAACCCATCTCCCTGTATTTCAGGTCATCAAGAGATATAGTCGCCTCCAGCTTTCTGTCTGCCTCTACTGCGCGGCTTATGCGATCTTCGTGATTGCCTAATGTGATGACCAAGCGCGGATTCCATTGCTTCTTTTTGCCGATAACCCGCCTGCGTTGCTCGCGTCTGATTGGAGCAAGGAACAACTCCATGGACTCTATAGCAGCCTCTATATCTGCCTTGTACGTCCTTCCCTCGTAACTTTTCTTACCCTTATCCCACTCACTGAGGCTCGGCATATCCGCATGGTCGCCCATATGGATGATTACATCAGGGCGCTTCTCTGCAAGGTATTCGCCAGCCCATGTCATATGAGAGAAATCAACTCCGGGCTTTTGCTGCGTATCAGGAATAACCGCGTGTGTGGTCACTCAATCTCCTTATGACGGTTTAACATGACCGCCGTCTATCCACCATCTCATAGTTTTTATCCATGCCAAATTATGGAACTCGCGCTTCTTTGGCTTATCCCATCCATGCCCAATATCCACCTTTTGGTGGCACTCGTGGCATAGGTAAGCCCCGTACAAGTCATTGCTCTTGTGATACGCCCCACGACCATCAGCCAGCGAGTTACTATGCGCAAGACAGAGCAGATTTCCGTTAGGATTCTCTAGGCCGCAGCCCATACAGTGAGGGCATTCTTTAGCCAGCTCGCGTAACTTAGTTTTCATTTATCACCAAGTAAGTCACGATAGACAATATGACCACAAGCAAGCAGATCAAGCCATCTATCCGCGCCTCATCCTTCACGTTTCTCTAGCTCAATCAACAAGTCGATAAAGTGCTTGGCCTTCTCCAGATCAGACACGCCGCCCTTGTCCTTGTAGCGAGTAACATACTTGATGACATTACCCTGACAGAAGCCTAGCCCGTTAGCGTGTATGTACTCTACCGGCTGAATCTTGAATTGCTTGTAATGATCCCCGCCGATTTGCTCAGATAACGCACCGCTTTCTTTATGAGTTTCTGATAAGCGATAAGCAACGATATCTCCAGACAAACCAATATGATCCCAACGCAAACCAGCGTGGCCGTGTTCCGAAACACCCCCATCACGAAACTTTATATCAACCCTTGCGCCCTCACTGATAGGACACTCCCCGCCTTTCCACTTAATCCACTCACTCATGACATTCCTCCGCCCACATTTCCCTGGCATTATCAAACCCTTCCCAGTTATCCACGCCAGCAGCCTCTAAGCAGGACAGCCAATCAGAATCCTTAAGAAGCTGCTCGTATTCTCGCCGCGAAATAGTGACCACATCATCACTCATAACCCTTCTCCTTGAACCTTACGCCAAGACCCGCCCCAAACGCCTCAACCATCTCCGTATACTCAGCAAAACACGCCTTCGCTAACTGTGTCGTACTTATCACGACCCGCGAACCGCCCGGCGATTCAACCCACTTGCTGCGTATCTCGCCGTCCTTCGTTACAATTTCCTCAGGCATGATGTGTTTCTTGCTATACTCATGCCATACGTCTGACGAGTACAACTTTCCTTGAAACCAGCCCCGCTCCGCTATCTCATGCAGTCGCATCCAGTAGTACGCATTCTGTGACTGACCGCGTTGCTTTACCCGCTCCCTTATGATGACTTCCAGCGGCTTGTCGGCGTCCAGCGGAAGATTCGGAATCAGGAATAACAGCGTGTCTACCTGCTGCTGGCTGCGTAACAGTATTTGACGTGTCTGGAATGCTGGCCTCATGCCTTGACTATCATCACGTTTAAACACCCTCCCGGAACCGGATCGCCGTACTTCAACGAAAGCGCCATTACCTGCTTATCATTCTCGTAACCCACGCCCTGAAGCGCATCGAGCATCACTTTCGCGCAGTTATCCAGGTCGATAACACGCGGCTCTTTGCCAGTGTCACGCTTCGGTTTCTTAGCGCATAACGTGAGGAACACGGCCAGCTTTCCCTCCATCGGCTGAACGCCATACGCATAACAGA